CTAATAAAATGTGTAAAGCAATTCCTGCTGGATTTATGGTTGATCCTGAGGGAATGCTTCGTAAAGAAAATGGTGCGTCAATTGATGAAGGTGCTCGTATTCCAAAAAAACCAGGACAACCAGATAAGTCTGATAAGCACTCAGATCTCTATACAGATGAAGATCCAAAAGGAACAATTCATGGTCTCGGTTTTAAAGATGTTCAGACTGCAAAACAGAGTGTATCAAAAATAAGAAACTCTGGAAGATCTCATGCTCATAAAATCCAAGCAGCAATTGCTATGGAGCAAAGAGCAAGAGTGGCGGGAAAAACTTCAGAAGCTGCTGTTTACAGAAAATTCATTAACTCGATGAAAAAGAAAACAAAATCAATGAATGAGGAAGGTCTCCGTGATTGGTTTGGCAAATCCAAATCAAAAGATGGTAAAGGTGGTTGGGTTAATGTTGTAACTGGTGGCACTTGTGCGAGTGATGAACCTGGAGAAGGAACACCAAAGTGCGTCTCCTCTGCAAAAAGAGCAAGTATGACAAAAGCGGAAAGATTGTCTGCCGCGAGAAGAAAGAAAGCAGCAGATCCTGGGCAACAAGCAAAGACCGGTGCTGCAAAACCCACTTATGTTTCAACAGATTCCCCAAAAAAGAAAATGAGCGAAAATTACAAAGCAATTGCTGATGGAAAAGAAAGAGATGAAGAAGGATATATGGCAAGCACAGAAATGGATACAATTAATAGTGCTGTTAAAAAATTAAGAAAAAATATTAAAAAGGGTGACGCACAATTGCCTGCATGGGTTCAATCTAAAATCACCAAAGCAGCAGATTACATTGATACTGCAGCAGACTATATGGATAGTAATGAGATGTCTGAAGAGTCCGATAAAAAGGGTAAAGGTAGTGGCACAAAAGATGCTTGCTACCATAAGGTTAAGTCAAGATATAGCGTTTGGCCCTCTGCATATGCCTCTGGAGCACTCGTAAAATGCCGTAAGGTAGGTGCTGCTAATTGGGGTAATAAATCAGAGTCTATGACTATTGATGATATTAATGGTAATCCTTCCTTCGAAATTACTGATCTTATTCAATCAGATCCACTAAAATCAACAAAAGGTATCGTGGATAAAATTCTTAACGAGGCAGGTAAGAAGTGTTGGCCTGGTTACGAAAAAAAAGGAACACAAACTTTATTTGGTAAAAAATATAATCGTTGTGTAAAAAAAGAAGAAAAGGATAAGTGTAATCATACTCATAAAGGTGAAGAGTGTCCTATTCACGGTAAAAAAGAATGTCCTGCTATAATGGACGAAGCGGTTCGTATTCCGGCACAAACTGGTAACATTATTCTTATTAATTTGAATTGGAGAGGTAAGTATTATATGATGAGAATGTTCTTTCCTCACACCACAAAACCAAACCGACGTGAGGTTCAAGATCAGATCGAAAAAGTCTATCCTGGAGCAAAGGTTTTATCATATCAAGTTTCTGACATCAAACCAGGAGAACTTCTGATTCAAGTCACTGAGGAAAAACTTGATGAAGTTGCAGCATGGCAACGCAGTGAAGGTAAAAATAAGTCAGGTGGTCTTAACGAAAAAGGACGCAAATCTTATGAAAGAGAAAATCCTGGAAGCGACCTTAAAGCACCTTCAAAGAAGGTTGGAAATCCCCGCAGGAAGAGCTTTTGTGCCAGAATGAGAGGTATGAAGAAAAAACTAACCTCTGCAAAAACCGCGAGCGATCCTGATTCCAGAATCAATAAATCGCTTAGAGCTTGGAACTGTTGATTTAAATACTTTGTTATGAGTGAAGTTTATCTTGGTAATCCAAATTTAAAAAAAGCAAATACACAGATTGAATTTACTCAAGAGCAAGTTCTTGAGTTTGTAAAGTGTCAAGAGGATCCTGTTTATTTTGCAAAAAACTATGTAAAAATTATTAATCTTGACTCTGGTTTAACTCAGTTTGAACCTTATCATTTTCAAGAGAAGTTAATTAATAACTTTCATAAAAACAGATTTAATATCTGCAAAATGCCACGACAGACTGGTAAATCCACAACTGTCGTGGCATATCTACTACACTATCTTATCTTTAATGATAGCGTTAATATTGGTATCCTAGCAAACAAAGCAGCAACCGCTAGAGAACTGCTTGGAAGGTTAGCAACTGCATACGAAAACTTACCAAAATGGATGCAACAAGGTATCATAGCATGGAACAAAGGAAACATCGAGTTAGAAAATGGCAGTAAGATATTGGCAGCTTCTACATCTGCGAGTGCTGTCCGAGGCATGTCGTTTAATATCCTCTTCCTCGACGAATTCGCTTTCGTTCCAAACCATATTGCAGACTCGTTCTTTGCATCTGTTTATCCTACTATTACTTCTGGCAAAAGCACGAAAGTCATCATAGTTTCTACTCCACACGGTATGAATCATTTCTACCGCATGTGGCATGATGCAGAAAGAAGTAAAAATGAATATATTCCTACAGATGTTCACTGGTCTGAGGTCCCCGGTAGAGATGACAGATGGAGATTACAAACAATTGCTAACACCTCCGAACAGCAGTTCAAGATTGAATTTGAATGTGAATTTTTAGGGTCAGTAGATACACTTATTGCTCCAAGTAAACTTAAAAATTTTGTTTACGAGCATCCACTAAAAAGAAACGCTGGACTAGATGTTTATAATGAGGTTGAGGAGAATCACGATTATGTAATTACAGTTGACGTTGCTAGAGGAGTCAGTGAAGATTATTCAGCATTCATTGTTGTTGATATCACATCTTTTCCGCATAGAGTTGTAGCAAAGTATAGAAATAATGAGATCAAACCGATGTTGTTTCCAAATATCATTTATGAAGTAGCAAAGAATTATAATGGTGCATATATTCTCTGCGAAGTAAATGATATTGGAGATCAGGTAGCATCATTGTTACATTATGACTTAGAGTATCAAAATGTTTTGATGTGCTCTATGAGAGGTAGAGCAGGTCAAATTGTTGGTCAAGGATTTAGTGGAAAGAAAACTCAACTTGGCGTTAAAATGTCCAAAACGGTCAAAAAAGTTGGATCACTCAATCTCAAAACAATGATTGAAAGTGATAAACTTTTATTCAAGGATTATGAAATTATTTCTGAGTTAACAACATTTATTTCTAAACATAATTCTTTTGAAGCAGAGGAGGGATGTAATGATGACTTAGCAATGTGCCTTGTCATATACGCTTGGTTAGTCGCTCAAGATTATTTTAAGGAACTCACAGATCAAGACATTCGTAAAAGATTGTATGAAGAACAAAAGAATCAAATAGAACAGGACATGGCACCATTTGGATTTATTGAGGATGGATTGGGAAATGCAAGTTTTGTTGATTCGGAAGGTGATCGTTGGTTCACTGACGAATATGGGGACATGTCTTATATGTGGGAATATAAATGATGGAGTTAGATAGTCAGATTAATCTAGGTCATTTACTTCTTGTTGATAGAAAATGTAGAGTATGTGGAGAGATTAAAAATCTTGTTGATAGTTTTTATAGAACTAGAAAAAATAGAGGAGCAGTAGCGTCCTCTTACTCTTATGAGTGTAAAGAATGCACTGTTAAGAGAATATTAGACCAAAGAAAGTTAAAACCTCCCTTTTGTAAATGGGAATATCCTGACTGGTAGTTCGCGTCACGTTTCCCCTGCGAAATAGTTGTAAATAATAAATATTTTCAGATAAACTGAGAATTTTACGGAGAAAAACATGGCTACTCCTCAATTATCTCCAGGCGTACTAGTCAGAGAGGTTGACTTAACAGTAGGAAGAGCTGATAATGTTTTAGATAATATTGGAGCGATTGCAGGACCTTTTCCAATTGGACCCGTTGATTACTGTGTCAACATCACTAATGAGACAGATCTCATTAATGTATTTGGCAAACCTCTTTCAACTGATGCTCAATACGAGTATTGGATGAGTGCAGCATCTTTCCTTTCATACGGCGGTGTTCTTAAAGTAGTTAGAACTGGTGGTTCGAACCTTAATAACGCAAACGCTGGCGTTGGAGTTGCGTATACATCAGTTGATATCGATAACTATGATGATTATAACAATAACCATGCAACGGCAACAGATTTTACATATGCCGCAAAAACTCCAGGTTCTTGGGCAAATAGTTTAAAAGTTTGTTTTATTGATGATCAAGCAGATCAAAGAATTGGAATTACAACCACAAGTTTAGCAACCGCTGGCGCAACGATTGGTGCTGGCGTCACAGCATTGCTTTCTAATGTCGTATTACCAAGCGCAGGTGCAGGAACAACATCAGTATTCAGTGGATATCTAAAGGGTATCATTACTGGTGTTAGCACCGATGCAACCAATTCAGCAAGCACAATCGATGTAAAAATTGTTTCCAGAGTATCCTCTACGGGCACTGAAACCAAAATTGATTATGCTGAGGGATCCGCTTTATTCTCATATACCACTTCATCAAGTTTGTTCTTTGTGAATAGTGTTGGGGTCAATACTGGGTTATCCGCAATAACTCCCTTTACTCCCGCAACAGTCGTAGACTGGTATGATCAACAAACACTAGGTCTTACCAACTCAACTATTTTCTGGAAAGAACTTGCGCCTAAACCAAGCACAAATAAGTTTTCTTTAGATGCTCAGGGTTATAATGATGCTTTACACATTGCTGTAGTTGATGATATTGGATCTATCACAGGAATTAGAGGAAATATACTCGAAAAGCATATTAGTCTTTCAAAAGCGTTCGATGCGATTTCAAATGTAAATGCTCCTCAAAGAATATGGTATGAAGGATACTTAGCAGATTTTTCTGCTAACATTTATGCAGGTGGTAATCCATCTAATGCGGCAGATTCCTATCACGGCACATTCCCTAGAGCGACTGGATTTACAACTTACTCTGGAGTCAAGTCTGCATCATTCACGCCTATCCCAACTGGAGATGGTCTCTGGGGACAAAATGCTCAGAGTGTAACATTTGCTGCTATTGGAAATGTTTCATACACTCTTGGCGGTGGTACTGATTATTCAGGTGGTGTTCCAACAGTGGGCAGTAATGGTGGGATGAAACCAACATTAGGTAATTTAATCACTTCTTACAATTTATTCTCTAATAAAGATGAAGTTCCACTCGATTACATTATTATGGGGCCTGGATTTGATAGTAAGTCAGATTCTCAAGCAAAAGCAGGTTTCTTGATTTCACTTGCAGAAGCAAGAAAAGATTGTGTCACAGTGATTGGACCACACAGAGGTGATTTAATTGGACTTACTAATACAACCACTCAAACAAACAATCTAATTGACTTTTTCAGCTCACTAAGTTCTTCATCATATGCAATATTTGACAGTGGTTACAAGTACACTTATGATAGATTTAATAATAAGTTCCGCTTTATTCCAACAAACGCTGACGTTGCAGGTCTAATGACTCGCACAGCGATTGTTGCATATCCTTGGTTCTCTCCTGCAGGACAACAGCGTGGAATCATTAATAATGCTATCAGACTTGCATACAACCCCAATAAAGCGCAAAGAGATAGATTGTATCCAGCACGAATCAACTCTGTTATTACTTCACCTGGAATTGGAACTCTATTGTTCGGTGACAAAACTGCCCTTGGTTATGCGTCAGCATTTGATAGAATTAATGTTCGTCGTTTGTTCCTCACAGTGGAGCAAGCACTACAAAGAGCTGCTGAAGCTCAACTCTTCGAATTGAATGATGAACTAACTAGAGCAAACTTTAAAAACATTGTTGAACCATATCTTCGTGATGTTCAAGCGAAGAGAGGATTGTATGGATTTTTCGTTGTTTGCGATACTACAAACAATACTCCTGATATTATCGATAACAATGAATTCAGGGCAGATATCTTCCTGAAACCAACAAAATCTATTAACTATGTCACACTAACCTTCGTTGCCACCAGAACTGGTGTTGCATTTGAAGAAGTCGTTGGTAGAGTTT